AGCCAACGTGCCTGATAAAAACGTAACGATCGTTGCCATAAGTGAGATAAATTCTTTGTCGTTTGGTGCTTGTTCCATAGGTTGCGATATAAATAGCAGGCCGTACACAAAACCGATTACAACTACGGCAAATACGACTGCTAGCAATACGCCGACAGTTACGACCATTCGAGCGTGTAACTCGTTTGGTGTGTATCTGTGCCGGGTCATGGTGTTATGCCGCAACGATCAGGCACGTTGCAGTTATCTAGCGTCATGTTTTTAACGCGTGATTTAATTGTGATTGTGTTGTCGCGTGTTGTTTCGCAAGCGGTGAGCATAAGTATTAGCGCAAATAGCCTGTGTCGCATTGCATTACGGCTCGTCTATTGGCTCGATTGGCTCGACGTATGGCGATACAAACTCGTCTAAATCTGCGTTATATGTGTCGCCTATTGCAGGATATTTTCCGCGCATATTGCCGTGATAACTGCACCGCAAAACAAACAAATTAGGGTTTGCTAACTGTGCGGTATAGAACGCTTCCCACGCTTCTGTTGAGCCGCCGACCTCTGTGCCGTCTGTGTCAATTTGTGTGACTGTTTCGTCTACGCCTGTGTTTACTGCGATTACTTTGTTTTGTTCGTTAATTGTTGCGTAGTGTGCCATTATGTAAAACTCACATTTCCTGAGCCAGCGGTGATTGTAAGAATTGTGTTTGCGCCGCTTGTTGTCGATGATGAAGTTAGGCCCGCGCCAACTGTTGCTGTCGCTTGTGCTGTTATCCAACGTAAAATTATTACGCCGCTACCGCCTGCCGCTGGTGTGTTGCTTCCAAAACCTGACCAGCCTGCACCGCCACCGCCGCCACCTGTGTTTGCTGTGCCTGCTACGCCCGAACCGCTGCCTTGACCTGCGCCGTCGCCGCCGCCACGACCGCCACCACCTACGCCACCGCTACCGACTGTGCCGCTGCCTCGAATACCGCCACCGCCGCCACCACCGTAATTTTGTGAACTGCCGCTAATGTCTGTGCTAATTCCTGCGCCACCGTTGCCACCTGTGTTTGCGGAAACTGTTCCAGTTCCGGCCGCGCCGACACCGTTTGAACCGCCGCCACCACCGCAACCTTCAAAAGACGCAGAAACCGATACAGAATTACCGCCTGAAAAACCTTGATTAGTTGTACCTGTGCCACCCGTAGCGCCTGTGCTTGCCGTTGAACCTGCGCCACCACCCGAAGCGCCATTTGCGCCGTCACGAGTCTGATTACTACCACCACCACCACCACCAAATGCACCCAAAAGAAAACCGCTAACGCCACCTGTCGAACCTTTAGAACTACTATTTGCCGCACCAGCACCACCCGCACCAACGGAAGCAAAATAAGGTTGATTTTTTACAAGTTTTAGCGGCGTTAATAAAGTGCCACCGCCACCAGTTGCACCAACAGAACACAAAACGCCACCGGCGCCGCCGCCGCCGCCGCGTTCAAGACCGCCACCGCCACCGCCACCGACAATTAAAAAATCAACATCAAAACCAGCAGCACCACCGCTAAAAAAAATAGCAGCACTAGCACTCGTAAAATAAAGCGTGCCACCTCCCCATTGTGCCAACGCCAATGAACCAGCGGTAGTTACTGTCGCCGTGCCAGCCGTAACCGTGCAAGTACCCGCACCAATGTTTTGTATAAACAAAGTGTCACCTGCATTAAACAAACTTGTGTTAACCGTGATAGTTGTAGCGGTTGCTTTGTTCATTACAACTCGAGTGCCTTTATCGGCTGCAACAAGTGTGTAACTATCCGTTTTGGTGCTGACGGTTTGGTTGTAATCGTTTGCTTGCAAACTGTTCATTTGCGCGGCCGTTAAAACCTGCCCTGCGGTAAATGTTTGTATCGCCATATTTGACCTACTTTAACCTAACCCGTTGTCAGCGTTGATGATACCAAACGACAAATCGTCAAGTATCAACTCGTTCAACACGATCACAGGCGACGTGTAATAAACGACGCTATGCCCTGTATTCACGTTGATCGTATGCTCGATACCCTCGATTGCTAGGTTTTGGGCTAGCGCTGCTGGGGTTGTGCCGGGGGCAAACGATTTCTCAATTGTGATCGTGTCAGATATGTCAAGCGTTGCGACCGTGTCGCGTTGGGCGCTCGTCAACATTGCAAACGATGTTGCTAGCGACGTGTATCTTGGCTCAGGGTTAGGGTCAAGCAAATATGTTGCCAAGTCAAGCGCGGCCGTATCGTTGTGCAACAGGCTGTTTGTAATGCTGTATGTCTGTATAAAGTACGTTGCTTGACTGCCAGCGTCGTCAACAATTTGCGGGTTGTTGCTACCAAGTATCTGTACGACCGCACGGTTGGTTACTTGATCTGCCTCGAATGTTATGCCTACGCCGTTGTACGGTATGTTCGTGCCGTCGTCGTGAAAATCGGCTACGGCTGGGTCGAGCGTTGTGCCTATGCGCGGCGTAAACACAATGTCGCCGTCACGCGACATATAAATGCGACCTTGCTCAGCCTCGTTGACTTGGGCTAAATAACCCAACACGTTTGTGCCTTGCTCGATCGTAAACGCTGACGCGCCGCCAAGCGTCTGAGTGCCAGTACCAATGTCACGGTTAGCGACGGGAAATGCGACCTCGGGTCGGTCAAGTATTGCCGACACACGAACGCTCGACAATTCCTCGCTGACGTTGTACTCATCTAAAAATGTTTGCGACAACAAATAAAAATCGTCGGCACAAAACACCGTCACCGTATCTAAACCGCCGAGCGCAAAGTTGTAGTTAAAATTGACGATCTTGCCGACAAACAAATATTCTTTGACGTTGGTGGCGCTGTATCGAGACAACCGCACCGACCGCATAGGCGCTAAACCCGGCTTAGCGTTAGGCGTGTCGTAGTAAGGGCTTGCCTCGTCAAACGGCATAAAGATACCGTCGGTGTCAAGCATGGTAAACGACATAGTGCCCGCACCAAACTGGTCGCCCTGATCGCGTCGCCCTCGACGCACATACACCTGATTAACGCCGTCAAGCACACTTGCAAACTCGGTCGTACCGTCAAGCACATATTGAGTGTTATCAAGTTTGCCTTCAGGGTCTGCGTCAAGCAAAAACCCGTCTTGAATAAACCCTGTGTCAATTTCTAAGTCATAATTGCCACTTGCAAGAACTGACACGCCAGCCATTAGACCGCTATCTGTAGATCGAGTGGCCCTGATACGCGCTGGTATGCGAGCAAACTATCTAACACGCTTTGACCGATTTCGGCGCTAGTCGAAATACCGCCCGTGACGTTGATCGTTACAGGCGACGCGCCACGCGCTGCGATACGTTCAGCCATACCAAATTCTGTTAGCGCGCCTTGAATAGTCATTAGATCGCCGCCGCCACCAACACCGCCACCACCGCCGCCAGTTGAGCCACCGCCGCCACCGCCAGCGCCACCGCCAATAATGCTTGGTGGCAAACTTGGCATGATTTGACCTGCCTCTCGAGCCATACGGTCAGCCGTGCGCGTATCGCTTGTAACGGCTGTAGCACCACCGCCACCGCCACCAATACGACCCAGCGCAATTGTCGGCAAACTTGGTATGTCAGCAAACGGGCTGATTAAATTCATGCCACGAATAACAATATTGATTGCACCAATAAACGAATTAGCAAACGTCTCAAACCCTGCAATCAGGCCGTTAAGCACCGTGTTGACAATGTTGCGAAATGTCTCAAATTTTGTGTACGCAAACGTTAACGCGGTAACCAGCGCCGCAATACCTACCGCGATTAAACCAAACGGGTTCAACGCCATAGCAATATTCACCGCAACGATCGCCGCTGCGACTGCCGAGATTGTGCCGGCAATAATCAAAAACGCTTTAGGGTTGCGTTGCGCCCAATCAGCCATTGACTGCAAATACGGCAACACTTTTTGCAACACGGGTAGCAACGCCGCACCGATACTTTCTTGTGTTTCAGCCAAACTGTTTTTTAGTATCTTAAATTTGCCTGCTGCGGTTTCTGCTGATCGTGCGGCCGCGCCACCAAAATTGTCGTTTAACGCCATCATTACAACATCGAGCGAAGCGCCCTCTTTAATTAGCCCAGCCATTTCAGGCGACAACGCACGTAGCCC